AATATTTCTGTTTCTTCTAATTCAACATCATTAACTAATTCCCACGTACCAACCGTACCTTTATTGTTTGTATAAACTTTTATGCGAGATACATCTCCAGTTGCCGGTTCTAATCCTTTGATTTGCACTAGAGCAAATGATTGTGAATTTTCTGTTGCAACATATGTAGGTGTTTGTTCATATGTCAATGAAAATGCTGATGCGGCAAATTCCGTGTATATGTGAGGAAAAATACTTTGGCTACTATAAACCGTATATTCTTCATCTAATAGAATCGTAGTGTCAGATAATACTTTTTTTATTGTACTAGAGTAAGGAGCGGAGACCACCGGGTAATTAGGAGTAGGAGAAGGATTTTGTGGAGTAGCAACTGTAATTGTGCCTGTCTTCATATCTCCGGTAAATTTACCCCCTACGAGCTCTATTGCAGGTGCACCGTTAAGTGTAAATAATCTTACTGTTCCTGTTGTATATGTTGGAAATTGTTGACTGCCGGAATAGATTCGGTCTAATTGTACTCCAACTTGTTCTGATACTGTTACTTGTGGTAATTTAGAAAATATGATTTCAGATACGTTTGATACATTCGGATTAACAGGTACCGTGCGACTCCATTTGATATTTGGACGACCTTGCCATTCTTGTGGTACGGCTTGACCTTGTATATTTTGTGCTTCTGCTAAAAGTGTTATGCTACAATCACCCGGGGATGTTTCTGCATAAATATAAATTGCAATGACACGTGATTTGTCTTCATCAATATAATCTACAACTTCAGAATAAATTGGATCACCATTATAATCCAATACTTCAATTCCTAATACTCCGCCAACACGTAAATTGGTAGGATGACCTCGAAGTTTAAATAGATTTTTACCAGCTGTTAAACGTGTAGGAAATTCAGTTATTTGAAAATAGTCCGGAGATGTTAATGATGTATCTTGAAAATAAACCGGAACGAATTCTAAACCTTTATATACTGCTTCTTTGCGTTTCATTGAGTTTGATATCTTTAATATAAATATCAAACATGATTAATCTTGCTAAATCCTTGAGTCTTGTTTACTTCAATTAAATTGTCAACCATATCTCGCATAGAATCAACGTGTGATATGATAATTGAAAAATCAAATTTAGTTCGGAAATATTCAAATAAATTTACTACAGAAGAAATGTGTTCTGAATCTAAACTTCCCCAACCTTCATCGATTGCAATGAAATTAGGACGAGGTAGTGCCGAAACATTGATAAGTGCTATGCGAATTGCTAAAGATGAAATAAAACGTTCCATTCCGCTTGTTAATTCTAATGGCCAAAAATTGTCTTCATCATATATAATATAACCATTAATGTTTTTACCATCCGTGTTCATTACCATGTTGAATTCAACAATTTGATTAAGTACATTGTTTATTTCAGCTTCTATTTTAGGAAGAGCTTTAGTAATTACTTCATACGGAATACCATCTCGTTTAACTGATTCTAAATAATAACCATATGCTTTGTATTCAGTTTCAAGTTGTTGATAACGTTCCAATTGTTGCATTGCCGTAGCTTTTTGTGTTTTTGCTACTTCAATTGCCCCATAATTATTTTTAATTTGATTTTGAATTGTTTTGATTTGTTCTGATATATTTGCAATTTGTTTTTTGCATGATTCAATTTCAACATCAATTGTTTGATTGTGTTTAATTGACGTTTCATTTTGACGAAATGATTCTTGTCGTTCAACTGCCGTTTCTAATTCAGATTCTCTAGTTTGCAAATCACTTTCTAAGATTTGAAGTTGCAATTCATTGCGTTCTTTTGTAATCGCCTTTGTTGCAATAGTATTACGTAACACGTTAAGTTGGGTTGTTTGTTCAAATACCGGACTTAATGTTTCTAGTTGTGTATTTAATTCGTCAATTTCTTTTTGTGTTATTTTTAATACATTTCTATCGTAATCAATTGTATCTTGGGCTTCGATTGCATTTTGAACGAATACGTTAGATGTACAGTATTTGCATTGCGGATCATATTGATGTGTTTCAAGATGATTGATTTTTTCTTGTTTTGCATTTACTATCTCCTGTTGTTTTCTTTGTATTTGTGTAAGTGTATTAACTTCTGTTTGTATTTTAGCATATTGCTTTGTTTGTGCGTTTATTTCTTCAACATCAAATTCAACTAGTTGTTTTTTATGTGTATGTATGTCTGCTAATAATTGTTCTAAATCTTGTTCTGCAGTTTCAATATCCGTTTGAATTGATTCAATATGTGCAATTAAATCTTGTTCTTGTTGTTTTAATTCTTCAATATCTGGACCGTTATATGACGTCGGCATTTTTGTTTCAATCAATTCAACAATGCGTTCTTGCAACGTATTGCGTTGATCTTGCAATGCATCTTCTTCATTTTCTAATGCAGTAATTGTATCTTGGTTTGCAGTTATAACTGTATCAGAATTAATAATGATTTCAGCAAAATCTGTTTTTTTATAATCTTTTAAACGACCAGCCGTTTCTTTTATTTCGTCTGCAGCAAGTTGATAAAGTTGTTCAAATACTGTAATATCTAAAAATTGTGAAAGTAGGTCTTTGCGTTCTTTCTGAGACTTTTCAATAAAATTATTATTGTCTGCTTGAAGTGAAAATGCAGTTAAAATAAAATCATCATATGTACCTAAGTAGCGACGTATATTTTTATTTGTATCACTTCGTTCTTCTCCGTTTAAATTTTCTGAATCAGTATAAAAATCTACATCAACTTTAACGTGCGTTTCTTTCTTTTTATTTTGAGTTCCTCTACGTTCAATTACGTAAGTAACGCCATTCATTTCAAAACGAAATAAACCTCGGAACCATGTTTTTTTGTTGTTTAAAACTTCATTTGCTTTGCCGGTTTTACTACATTTATCGAATATAGTATATGTTATTGCATCTAACAAAGATGACTTACCAGATGTATTTGCAGCAAACAAACCGCATACATCAGACAAGTTTTCAAAATTTAACACGTTGCCTTCACCATATGAAAACATGTTGTCAAATTCAAATGATATAGGATGCCATGTTGTGTGTCGTATAGATTCTACTGCCGGAAGTTTAGAATTAATTGTACGATTAATGTGCCGTATTGCATCTGTTTCTTCTGGAGTTGCTTGTGGAAAGTGTGAATCAATATAGTCTGTTAATAACGTATTTTGATATTCAACATCCCGTACATTTCCTATTGCTAAACTAGATGTTGAATTTGTAGCACCATGTTCAATTGTACGTTGAATTGTTATGTCTTGAACGTTGTATTTTTTACGAATAGTTGCAATTAGTTTTTTCATTCCAGCTGCGCTAGTACCATTAAATTTGATTCTAACACGTGGTTTATTTGGCATTCGATGTGGATGCGATACAATTGTATCACCTTGAGTTTCTAATGTAACATATCCATAATCATTGTCAATTTGCACAAAGTCTGCCGTTTTGCGTTGCAAGTCCCAAACCAATATTCCGTGGTCTAATGCTTCTCCATGATTTTGTTGAATTAAAGAACCTGGATATGCAATTGTACGAGCATCATCTAAAAATTGAGCTGGTTTATGAATATCGCCTAACAATGTAATGTCATGTCCTGCAAATAATTCTGTTGTTACGTGTTCATTTGATATTTGATAACCAATATCAGTTTTAGCAGTATTAACGGCACCATGATGAAGTGCAATTTTGTATGTGGCATCGAATTGATCGGCACGAATATAATCTGCAGGTGTTTTATCAACCGCCATATGATTCCAAACAACTCCTCCTAATTCAAAAAGTCCGTTGTCTTTTACAAAATGAATATTAGGATTACAAATAACATCTAGCACCGGACTAACGGCATCAATACGATGCATATTGTTTAGATTCATATCATGGTTACCTAGAATAACAACGGTGGGTATTGTGAATCCATTAAAGAAATCAACTAGCATTTGAACTAGTTCCGGGGACATGTCCAATTTGCTATGAACAATGTCTCCGGTTACAACTGCAACACTATTTCCTGTACAATGTGTTTCTATGTAGTTAAATAAATTTTCAAATACTTGTCGGTATTCGCCATGGCGTTTAAGAGTTCGAATGTGTATATCCGAAACATGAAATATTTTATCAATAGTTTCAATGCCAATGTCAATGTGTTTTATGTCCATATCAATCCCATTTTGAGCTCCATGATGCGCTCAAAAGTTAAAATGTCTGTATTTTCTATAATTTCTGTAATTTGCTGAAATCCTAGTTCTGATGCATCTTCACTTTGCAATTCAACAAAATAAACATTGAGTCCTTCAGCCATGAATTTTTCTGCAATTGCTAATGCATTTTTCAAAGCATCTGCATCTAAGCAAATATAAATATTTCTAACTCGTTCTTCTATAATTTTCTTTTGTAATGCAGGTTGAATTATTTTTCCAAATAATGGTATTGCATTGCGTTTAACTGCAATTGCATCAAATGAACCTTCACAAAGTATAATTGGCTGTGACCAATTTATGAACATTTCAAATCCAATTATATCTTTTGATATTTTTGGATTTTTATGTTTGAATTTATCTGCTTTGTAAAATGCTCGACTAACAAAATAATTCAATTGTCCGTCCTTATCATAACTAGGAATAATTATTTTACCAGAATATTCTCCAGATTCGCAATATCCTATTCGATATTTTAAAATATCAAAAACTGTAACACCTCTATTAAGTAAGTAATGCATTGCATTTCGATAATCGGGTGTATTTTTTTTAATCCACATTGGTGCATATTCTGCAGGTAATTGAATTGTTTCATTAACTTTAGATTCCTTGATTGAAACTCGATATTTCGTTGATTCAATTATACGGTTAAGTTGTTCATGACGTTCTTTAGGTAAATTTAATTGCTTAAATAAAGTAGTTATACTTTTACCTTTTTTATCAGATATCCAACAATGCCATGTATAATTACCAGCTGCATCAGGAGTTAAACGAATTTCTAATTTTGGTTTGTAATGTGAAGTAAATGGAGAAAAGAAAGAAATATTACCACCAGATGTTGGCTTTCCTTTACCTAATACCGATTCCAATAATTGAAGTAATTTTAGATTCTCCATATTATTAATATATGAAAATCCTGTAAGATATCCAATTAATTATTATAATATATGTTTGATACATACATTTCATTCCTGATCAAACGATTTCATTACATTAACATTACATTCAATCTATTAATTAAATAAATTTCATTAATATTACATGAATATATTAAAAATATTTTAAAAATCAAACCTTATCCAAAAAAACGTTTCGTATTTATTGGACTTTCTCCCGATTTAAGGCATTCTTCGAGCCATTCAGTGGGAATATCTTTTTTTGCAACGTCACGTATACCTAATTTTAATGCATATTCAGCATAAGTAGTTTTGCTTGTTTTCGATAATCGTTGATTAGGATTTTGAAATACCATTCGAATATCTACGCCAGGATTTGATGCAAGTACATGTTTCATTTTAGTGCGATCTGCTGTAGTCCATCGTCCTTTTGTTTCAACAAACATGAATTGTCCGTTACGTTTAGTAAATACGAAGTCAGGCGTATATTTTGCTTTACGCTCGGGTACTACATAATTTATGATTTCTGTTTCATATTTCAAATCATATGGAGTAGATTTTATTGCATCTGCAACCGTATGTTCTAATCCAGATTTATAACCATGTTTAAGTGCTGCAGCTCGTTTCGAGTTTCCAGCACTATGAAAGTGATTTTTTGCCATAACTTTTTACCAATCAACTAATACCATTTTACCGTTCCATATCATCATGTTATCGGAACTAAAATCTAAATCTAAATCTAATTCATCAATGCCAATTTTTTGAATATCTCGTTGTAAAGCACGTATA